GTTTACCTCACGCACAAAATTGAATCCAGCAGTTACACCAGCTAATGAAATCGTATCTGCCTCGATGTCTTGGCTCAATTCCCATAAACAAGCGATCTTCAATGCCAACTCAGGAAGCCTAGCACAGGTCGATGCTTTTTCTTCTTCTCCGTCTTTTTGATATTTTGAGTACAGATCATCGTTTTCCCAAACTTGCTTTTGAAAATACTCCAAAGCCTCTTCATCAAGCAAAAGAATTTTTGAATCCCTTTCAATCTGATTTAGTGGAGCATTGCCAAGGGTATCAATCTTTGTTTCTTGCATGAATTCCTTGACGACTCCTGGAACTAAATTTTCGTTCATGGCGATCAATCGTGCAGCGACTTCGACCAAGTATTCTGGAATGGGTTCTGATACGGACATTCCACGAAGATTCATCCTACCTCTGATTGCAGATTGAAGAATCAATAATCGATTGTAGAAACCTGACCGAAGCATCTTAGGCGATAGTGCTTTAAAATATTCTTCTGGAGTTGATGAAGTCATAATGGAAAGAAAGGGATATCGAATAAAGTTTTCCGAATCCGCATCACCCGCTTTAGCCCTTCGCTTAATATAGTTCGATGTAAACAGTTCAAGCATAGTTCCCATTACATCATTGAACCTTGTATCACCAGACTTGGCTTTTTCAAGGTCAAATGCACCTTCATCAGCCATGAGGAATTTCGGCCCTTGGATCACTTTTTCTTCAAGCCCTTCACGACTTCCAACCTTAGTCATCAACAAGCTTGCGTTATCGATTTCCATACATATCCTAGCGTTTAATTTCCGTGGGAAATCTTTGCCAGAAGCTGTCAATCCAAGCACAACAATGTAAAGGTTTAGTTTCAGTTCATTCGGCCCCATGATTGCTCGACCAACTAACGCTGAAAACATTCCTAATGCTGATGCTGCTGCAATTCTTTTTTCTGGATAAAGTGCATTCCTCATGCAGTAATCAATGTAAGTGTCAATCCACCCAGGGAATGAAATAGCATCATCAGGAACAATGTCTACCTTTCGTACTTGTTTTACTTTCCCAGGTTTCGTGGTTTCAAGAAAATCCCACCTTGCCTCATTAATCTGTTCTTCCTCTGGTTTATCTATCGAATACTTTGCGAACACCTGTGCATAAAATGATTTCCACTCTCTGCTTCCAGGTTGCCAACCTCGACTCATGCAATACACATAGTCCTTGGTAAGTGGTATATTGGCACTCAATCTCCAATCCAATGGTGAAAAGTTCCAATAGCGATCCATCCCACCGTTTTTGCACCCTGCAATCGCATTAGGTTCCCTGCCTGTCGAGTCAGGATGCCAGACCAAAAAGTAATCAGGTCTTGCTTCAACCACTCTATATGAATCTGGAAGGATTTCTGGCCAAGAAGTTTCGGTACGCCATTGCTCAAGTGCTGTTTTCTTTCCTATGTCTTTATGCTGGTATGGTTCTTTGTTTAATTCGGTAAATCTTTTCGCTGCCTTTTGGTCATAGGACTGGGCAAATGACATCAGGAATTCATGTTCATCAGCGGTAAGCATCGGGATTGTTGATACATCTCCATGCAACATTTTATATGGCTTAACTAATCCATCAATTTTTGAGACTGCCTGAGAATAAAAGCCAACTACATATCCACCCGCCCCCCTTGTTTCAATCAAGGGTGGAGCAACCTTTTTAGTCGACCCCTTGGCCTTGGCTTCCGCAAGCCATTTCTTTCCGTTCTCCGCAGACATTACTGCCAATTCTCTACACTTCGACTTACCTAATGGCAAATAGTAGAAAATGTGTAAACCTTCAGATGGTGTGGTTTCAACGCATCCGCAAAGTTTTTCGTATAATTCCTTATTGGAAACTTCCAAGTCAGGAAGGAAGTCTAGTGCCACATTTGGACAGTCTATATCCAAGCATTCTAGGTCTTTTTCTTGACCTACAATCGGGCCACAATTGATGGCTATCCCTGCTACATTTGCGTGGCTAAAATCTATCTCAATTTCAAGGTCTGATAGCGGGTTGGCTCTTAGCTCAACTATACGGTTAGTTCGCTTAATTACAGGGGTTTTATCCACCTTAGTTGAGAACACCGATAGCCCAAGTCCACGCACTCGCAAAGCCTGTTTTTTAATTTCTTCCAAGGCCCACCTATTCCTTTGATTTTGTGGTTAAATTAGTTAAGATAATGGTGCTGGGTCGCTTCCTCCCAGCACTTAGGGGGAATGGTTTCACCCTTTCGCCATTCCCCCGCTTATTACTCGGCTACTTTGAAAGGTGTAACTATCGATCTGATAGTACCCCTTTTCGTTCAAGTGTGCCTTAAGGGAAATCGGCTTCGGGATCGTATCTAACCATTCTTGAGATTGCAAGCCTTCTTTATTCATATTCCAATGTTTATCTGGAAGTCCTTTTGCCCCAACGGATTTAAGCCATTTCCAAACTATAAATTCCAGTCCATGTTTCAAAGAATGATAGCACCTGATTAGCTTACCTTCGAGCGTTTCGTGTGTTTCAAGTATGCAGGGGTCTGATGCTGGAGTTTTGCGATAGATCGTGTATCCTGTGGCAACAATCTGGTATTCCTTGGGTTGCCTTCCAGCAAGAATTTCTCCCCTAGTTTGGCTCGCTGAAAGCTTCTCAGGAAACAAAGATTCTTCTTCCTTTGGCTTAAAGTACCCGCACGAAGGACAGATGATATTGCTAATCTTGTGTATGAGATTGCATGAAGGACATTTCTTAACTTTCGCTGCTGGAAGTTCAATACCTTGGGCATCAACAACGATCTGATCGATGCATCCATGCCTTAGAGCATTGTCACCAAAGTCAAGAATCAAGCAGTTTTCTTTATCTGGAGCAAGGCGAAATCCCCTTCCTACCATCTGATACCAAAGCCCTTTAGACATTGTGGGTCGCATCACAACGACACAATCAATCCCAGGGGCATCGAATCCTGTGGTAAGAACAGCTACATTCACAAGCCACTTAAATTTCTTTTGTCTGAACTCGCTTATAACAAAATCCCTAATAGTCGAATGTGTATCTCCTGTTATAAGATTGGCTTGCTGCCCCTGTTTCTTTAATTCATCAAGAATCATTTCTGCGTGTTTGATTGATGATGCAAAGACAAGAACAGAACTTCTTCCAGATGCTTTTACAATTGCCTCCGTGATGCTTGATTGGACTAAACTTGCGTTTTCCAAAACTGCATCAAGATCCTTTGAAAAGTATTCACCAGCCCTGATTCTCACATTCTTTAAATCAGGAGAATCATTCGTTCCCATTGTTACCAATGGAGAAAGAAATCCATCATCAATTAAATCTCGTACCCCGATTGCGTAGCAGCAATTATCAAAAGGCTTTTCTTTGTGGCCAAAAATGATTCCACTCTGAAGTCTATAAGGGGTAGCTGTTAAACCAACTACCTTTACTCTTGAGTTTGAAATTTTTGCCTGAGACAAAAATTTGCGGTACATTGTTTCTTTATTCGTGCTGATCAAATGGCATTCATCAATCATAATGAAATCAAGATACCCAAAGTCAGCACCTTTTCTGTACACACTTTGTATCCCCGCAATCGTAAGTGGCTTGATTTCTTTGCGTTTCATTGATGCGGAATAAACCCCAATGGACTCTAAGGGAAGCCCTGTGGTTGTAGCATAATGTGTACAAGTTTGGGAGGATTGCTCAAGCAGTTCCTTCACATGGCTTATAATCATTCCCCTGCAATTTGGATTGGCTTCAAATGATCGCCTGATTATTTCAGCCATCACCCTAGTTTTCCCGCCACCAGTTGGGATAACAATTACTGATGAATCCCCAGGTCGATCATTCTGGAACTGGAATAATGAATCAACAGCGTCTTGTTGATATTTTCTAAGTGTCATCTGTCTCTCCCAAATTCTCCGTGAAGTCTAGCTCTTTCTGATGTCATAACTTGAACTGCTTCTTCTAAATTTTCGTAAAATCCAAAGTCATAATTTTTTCTTTTTAGTTTAATCCGAACCCGCCATTTTTTAACTGTTTTTTCCCAATAAACCCCTTTATGTCCAGAAGTGTTGTTTTTATTAATACTCCTGTTGTGCTGGTTTTGAGATGGGGTAACTTCTCTTAAGTTTTCTAAATTATTATTTGATGTATTACAATCTATATGATCAACCTCTTTTCCTTTAGTAAGATATCCGTTAGCTAAAAGAAATACTATTCGACTGCATCTCATACAATATCTTTTTTTGTTATATCTAATAGTTATTTGCCAGTACTTGTATCCACATTTTTTATCAATATACGCATTCCCACAATTATCTTTTTGTCCCCCATGTTTATTTTTATTAGTAATCCAAGATAAACCAGATGGTTTGTTTGAATCTATTTTTAAAATAGATTGAATGTGTTCTAAAGGTATCCCCTTTATCGATGCAACTCTTTCTTCAAAATCACTCATCACGCTCTCCCTAGTTTGGAATACCCAAGAATTAAATTTGTTGCCCCATAATTATCGGTGGTTTCACCTATCTCGACAAGAAAAGGTTTGTCTATTAGTTCCTCGGGTTTCATTACAGTAGTGATCCCACAGGAAGAAGCTAATCTTGCCAACTTCCTTCTTGAATCCGCTCTGAACTTTGTATCAGTCGAAAAAATGTGAAAGTTTGCATCCAAGGATTTACCCTGCTGTGATCCTTGAATAATCTGCATATCGCAAGCCAAGTACCTATTCCCTGCCCTTGAGGTTTTAATCTCCGCTCGCATGATGCGAGCAGAGTAAGTTCCAGCGGGAATCGGTTTGGTTTCTTCTGGGTCAAATAAAGGTTCATCACTCATGTTAAGCTCCAAATAAGGTGGGTTGATTGTTAACAGGCTTCTTCCTTTTAATCGGAAAGCTAACAGGTTTAATTCTTTTTTCTTCAACCCTTTGAACTGGATCTGTTTCAATCGACTTCAAAACTCGAATACCATTGTCATCTTCAATGATTAATCTAGATGGGGTTCTTGGAGTCCAAAGAGCGATATCCAATGCATCCTCTAGGCAATCAGGATAATCAGACTCAAAGGTGTTCTTCCAAGATTCTTTGTTTGACCAAGTAGGCGGGAAATTAAATTTTTCGACAATTGGTTCTGCATCGACTGTCCAATGATGTGCTACTAACTGACCATCTTCAGTAGACCAGTCCGTGTCTACAACTGATGCGATTCGTGAACGATACATTCCTCTTCGCTCTAGTGTTTCAATAAAACTTTTTTCACCAAAGGCATTAGTAACCGCTGCTCGTAACTCAAAAATATTGGCAATAACTTCCATGTCTACCACTCCTTTTTCAATTTAAAACTTACATCAACCTTTTCGATTACCGGACTGTCAGACATCAACTGTGTAGACAATCCGGTCTCTATCGAATTCCTAGTTCCTTGGCATCCAACCAAGAAACACAAACTAACCAATAAAAGTTTACTCATGCTGCACCTCCTTACCTTTCTTATCGGCAGCTTCCAGATGCAACATGAGCAAATACTAAACAGCTTTCAAGAATCTTTCCACATTTTCGTATGTAGAACCATTCTTTTCGCTGTTCTTGATTTTAACCACACAGGACTGACCAATGATATTAGTCAGAGTCATTCGATCTAAACCAAGGGCAGCATCAAGAC